TCGTTCTACAGCTGCGAGGTACCTCATACGTCCTGGACCTTGCGTGAAGATTTCAGTCTCACCGGGTGACACTGAACGCATGATGTGTTCTAGGACACTCAATACGTCCGTGCTTCCCTTGCCACGCATCAGCACTGGCAAAACTACATCCAGAGCTTCTTCGCAATCAGCAAGGTAAGAGACCAATCGCAAGAGTGAGTCTTTCTCACTCCTGGGCGCGTGCCTTTCAGGATAGGCAATGCGCTTCGCAATGTCAACACCTGGCCGGTGTGGACGTGCATTGATCCACCGATGTCCCAAGTACTCGACTCCGCGAGAAGAGTTGGTGACTTCACTCTTCTCCACACTAACATTCACTCCCAGTTGGCGTGCAAACTCAGCAACCTTGCTCACTGGTATGTGAGAGTTAGTACCAAACACGCTGTCATCACCGAGGATTTGGACTTGCCTTTCTCGGAGGCCATGTCCAGTGATCTTGATGTACACGTACTGCAAGATCAGCATATTACACACTGAGTCTACAAGTGACGTGAAAGGATGCCCTGACGGCACCCCACGGTGCGTCTGCCAGATTGACCCATCCGGCATTACAATACGTGAGTGGATGAAATCGTTGACCATACGGTCGTAAAACAGACTGTCTTCCTCGGACGTGATGTCACAGAACTTACGGAGAATCTGGAAAGCCGTGTCTATCAGTCTAGCTGATAGAGAAGCGTCGAATCGACTAAAGTCGATCGAAACTACGTGCTGGTATTTCGCCGCGATTTCCGATACAATCGATCCAATTTCTGATTTGTATCGGCCGTACGAAAACGACCTGCAGCGTCGGATTCCAGAGAGTGCTGCTTTCGAGAAACGAGTACCCGCAAGAGTAGTGCTGAGCGGCGCCATCCAAACCAGCCTCCCCTTCGGAGCATCCAGCCCATGCTGAACCCTCCTACCAGCGATACTAGGGTAGAAAGCGACATCACCAGCCACCAACGCCCTTGCGCGTGCGAGATCACGCTCAAGTACGTCGCCGTTCCTGCCAAAGAAAGGAGCACCAGAGAAATGGCTGCGATGAATGTGCTTATCAGCCACCTCATCCAGAGTGAGAACTTTTCCAATTCGCTCCGCTGGTTTGAGAATTCCCAGTGTAGCCGCGACGGCGCTGCGCCACGCAGAATCGTCGAATCCTCCATCTGAACGTCCACCGTCAGTTCTTTGATGGGGTAGAAGTTGTACCCCTCCAGAAGGGAGCGTGCCACTAGCTCCGTCTGGTTCGTTCCCAGACCCGATATCCTCGGGAGTGAGTACTCGAACTGCGGTGGAACTACGTTCCTCTCCTCTTCCGTTTCCGGTCGAACGAGAAGATCGTCCTCCATCTCCGTCGGATCCCGCCAGAAGCTGGCCTTTGGCCCCAAGAATTCCGGGGTCTGCATCGGGGAATCGTTCCCATAGTGCCCTGGGAATTTCAGGACTCTTGGTTGAGTCTCCTCCGAATGCTGCCAATCCTCTGACTGTCCACCCAATGTTCCAGACACTTTTGTTGTCCTTCGTGGTGTCCAGTTCGAATCCCTGTGCCAGCATCAGATAATAGTTGTCCCAGTCGACAGCTGGTACTGATACATCGGATCCGAGACGTTTGAGGAGATCCTTCCCGCGACGGGAAGTGCGATACATACCCACGAACTGGACTGGGTCCGATCGCTCGCCCATTGGCGTCTCCATTCTTAACAGGAGCTTGTCACCATCCAAAGACTAGTGCACTCCAACAACACAAGTCTTGGGCCCGAAGGCAGTCGTAACCCTTTCTCGGTCATGTGCCTGACTAAGGCAAGAG